TTTCCCGTTCGGTAACTGACATAAGAGCAAGCCTTTTTGCCTCTGCTCTCTCAGTTACTAATAATGCTGCATGATCTGCTTCCCATTTAACTTTACTGGTTGCCAACGCTTGATTTACCCGTTTATCGCTTTCGCTCAATAGCCTGGCTTCAAGTTCGGCTGGTGTCATTGTAATACTTTCTGCTGGTTTTGGTTCTGGTTCCCCCGATTTCACTATAGGTAGTGTTCCCGGAATTACTGCTGCTGGTTCTCCTGGCATTTTAACCTTCCTTCAATTTTTTTAACATCTTCCGGAACATTAACATCCGGAGTGTCATTAATCACTACCATTTTTATTGGTAGTCCAATGTGCATAAATCGCGTAATTTCTATAGCCTCACTTTCTGTTCTTTCTGCCTGCCCGAAGAGTCTTAAATCCTCTCCATTCAAAGCATAAATTCCACGCTGCCGGTAAACTATACGACTTATTCCTGTTAAATTATCTCCGTCCAGAATGCATTTTACATCGTTGATGTTGTTGTCCATCCTGCTAACGGTTCCAATTATATAATTATTATCCTCTTTTTTTGCAATGTCAATAGCTAATAGATCAACTTCCTCGATTAGCGGTTCATCCCCTTGAACGTTTATATATACATCTGCAGGTATTTTTCCCGCAACTTCTACCAGGCGATCCGTTCCGGTCCTGCAGTCCGTTTGTGTGAGAAAGGCGCTGTAGCCTGCAGCAACAACACAATCATAGATTGCCTGGTCGGGAGTTGCTACAATTTTATCGAACGATGGGAGCTGATCGCAAACCCGGAGAATCATTTCTCTGCCTGCTATTTTTACCAAGGGTTTCCCTGGAAACCGGTGGCTTGCCATCCGTGCTGGAATTATAACTAATGTCGTCATTTTCTCCTACCTTTTTCTTTCAGGATCCTGGCCATTGATACCGGGTCAAATTTAGCGGCCAAGTATTTCTGTGTCAAATGGCTTACTCTCTCATCCCGTTTTCGGTGCCTGGTTTTATCCAACGGGTGCCAAAGATGATAACACGCTACATCCATTCGGTGAATCTCTTTGTTGTTCATCGTAACCAGCGACCATAAAAAGGCGGAATCCTCGGATCCCCATCCGGTGTATCTCTCATCATATCCGCCGCTTTTCCTCCAGGCTGCCTTTGTGAGAAGGTGCATTCCGTTCGGTTTCAATCCAATCCGTACCCGCTTCTTTTGTTGCTCAAACCGGATCTTTGGCATTTGCCAACCAACCGGAGCTTTCAAGATCATTTCGGTGGTTTGTCGGTTGAGGTAATATATCACGGAAAAAGGAAGAACAGCACAATGATTTTTGAGCTGTTCAATTCCTTTTAGGATCGCATTTTTTATGAACACAACGTCAATATCTGTAATTAAAACGATGTCATTCTTTGCTTTCTCCACCCCACGATTGATATATTTTGATTTACAGAAGGTATCCCATCCCGGCTTTTTGCTGGGATCCTTGGATATGATGATTTCAGCGGTGGGAAACATAGCTTTGTATCGTGCTGCAGTCCAGGCGCATTGCTTGTCGCGAATCCCGCCGTCGGGCTTATATGCCATTATAATACTTAAATTCATTGGTTCCTCCAGGCAAATAGTAGCCCTTCTCTATCGTGTACGGGAGCCGGTAACCAGAATTGTTCCCGGGTCGCTTTGGCGATGTTGCTTGAATGAGTAAATGCCAGTTTAACCGGTTCCCTGGTATCTCTCCCGCTGCCGATACAAAGGATCTTCCCTTCGTGGTTCCGGTCCACGTGCTCTACCTCTGCTCCAGGGTTTAGGAATTCCAGGATCGGGATTACTAACTCATCGCCGAAATTGGTAAACTTTGAATTCTTAAAATAATGAGTATACAGATTCATATTATTTCAACCTCCAGGATAGCCCCGATTTCCTTCTGGATCTTCCGGATCATGATGATAACATCATAACTCGAAGCGCCGCCAAGATTGATGATAAATCCGGGAGAGACAAACTTGATTCTATTGATCGCAAATCCAAAATAGTTTTTTATCTTTTTGTCTGGCTTGAAAATTGAACCTGCGCTGGGATATTCGAGCGGCTGTCGGATAGCTCTGAGTTCGTGGTTCTTTTTCATGGTGGCCGCGATAGCTTCCGGATCCGCTTTTTCCAATTCAAACTCTGCCTCAGTTATGAAACATTTCATGGTCTGGAATATGCTCTTTCTAAAAGCAAATTTACATTCCTCTTTGTAATAATGGGAAGTCTCAAAATCTGTATTTTCATAGCTGATAGCGGTTACTGATGAAAGAACCGATCCGATGCTGTGAATGAAACCAGCGTTCATGTATACGCCACCGCCGACGGTTCCAGGGATCCCTTCCAAAAATTCCAATCCGGTTAGTTCGTTTTTGAGTGCGAACCGGGAGAGCTCTGGCATGGTAACACCTGAGCCCGCAATGATCCGGTTCCCTTCTACCCGGATTTGTTTGATCTCGTTTTTCAGCACAACGCCTTTTATACCCTGGTCGCGAGCGATTATATTGGAGCCTGCTCCAAGAATGAATATCCTTCGATAGTACCATTTTAACAACTCCTGCAGATCTTCTTTTGCTTCAACAACTATAACCCTGGCCATCCCTCCGGTTTGCATAGTTGTATAATTTTTCATTAAAACATGGCCTAAATCTCTGATATTGGTTCACCTTGTAATATTTTGGATAAGGTTTCATCAGGCTTAAGCCGGATGTCCCTGGTTACTAACTTTCGCAAATAATCAACCTGACTCTCGGTTTCGTGCCAGTTCCCGTTCACGCTGCCTGCTTCCTCTCCTGGCCGGAAGTCCCCATATCCCGCATATACTCCGGAGCGGTAGAAATCAAAGCCGCAAATGTGCAGCTCCTTGAGTGGGCTGGTTAGCAAATGAGAGATTGCAACGACTCCGGTGTTCGGGCTACGTCTGACTGCCTGCCGAATTTTGGTGTAAAACTTAGCCCGAATACAAACCCAAGGAAACGCGCCGTTAAGCCGTGGTCCCATCTCCCGGATCCTCCGGGAAATAATATCATGCCGGGAAACTAACCATTTGAGCCCGGAACGTTTCCAGAGTGCAATTTCCTCTTTCCCGATCAACTTCTTTTCTGAGCTCTTCAAATTTCTCCTGGATAGAATGTGATAGAGTATGTCGGTTCTATCTCCATAGTCTTCCGGGTGTTCAATAGGAATTGCATGATTAACCCTTACGATAAAATCAAAGCTGTTTATGAACTTCCCGTTTTGGGATCCTAACATATACGCTGCAGGTCCAACAATAATAACCTTCTTTCCGGAGAGAGCTTTCAGGAACTCAGATTCAGCATATCGGCCAAAATCATAGGTCACCTTTTGCGAGGGTCGCTGGTCTTTTGGTGGTCGCCTCCAAACTGGCCGCTTCCCAATAGTAACAAGTTTATTTGGCATTCAACGCCTCCAATATTTTCACCTGCTCCATCAGCCTGGAAAATTCTCCAAAGTTCAAACTCTGCTGCCCGTCGGTCATTGCCTTTGATGGGGTGTCGTGTACTTCTATCATAATCCCGTCGGCTCCTGCTGCTACGGCTGCCAGGGTAACCGGAATCACTAATTCAACTCTTCCGGTTCCGTGCGAGGGATCCGCAATGATTGGGAGCTGACAAAGATCGTGAACTGCAGGAATGCAGCTCACGTCGAACGTGTATCTTGTATATGTTTCAAATGTCCTAATTCCACGCTCGCAAAGCATAACATTCGGATTCCCCTCGGAAATGATAAAATCGGCCGACATGATTAATTCCTCAATCGTGGTAGCCATACCACGTTTGAGTATTACCGGCTTATCCTGCCTCCCAAACTCCCGGAGCAATTCGGAATCCTGGCAATTCCTCGCGCCGATCTGGAACACGTCGGCAACATCATAGAGCAATTCTATTTGTTTACAATTCATCGCCTCAACCACAAAAGGAAGCCCGGTAACCCGTTTGGCCTCCCGTGCCAATGGTATAGCTAATTCGTGTAGCCCGCTCCAGCGGAAAGGAGAAGATCTTGGTTTAAATATCCCACCTCTCAAATGTGTCGCGCCGTACTTTTTAACCACCTTTGCAATCTCAATAAAGTTTTCACCTTCTATCGCGCAAGGTCCCGCAATTATCATCATAGCTTTGACTCCTTTTCCCATTCCAGGAAGCTGGTTTGTGGTATCCCGGTTTCAATATCCTCCGGGATCTCTACTAATTCCTCGCGTAACCTGCAGCGGCAATTTATTACCTCTGCAGCTGCCAGGTTCGACGCCATTGGTCCCGTTACCCATTGGCCGTTTATATACTTGAACATTAATGTTCCCTTATGCTGTTTCGCTTTGTTATTGTTCATGATTAGATGGTTTTGGCGTGTCCGGGAAGGCTGGTCGTAAGCATCCCAAAATAGGTCGGTGATTACTCCCAATGATACAGATTGGTCATATACTCCCCGCTGGGCTGATAAGGCTGACCGCTGTCCCTCTGTCCTGGCAACCCGGAAAGCATCATAGGCCGTTGTTCCGTATACTTTGGAAATGCCTTTTGCCATTTCATTATAACCCTGTCCCTGCAGGAATCCTTGGGTTAATGATCGGTGGATCCTATCCCGCTGCTTTGTCGTTAGTGCATCCCTGGCAATCTTATCCAATGGATTATTTACTATATCCTCAACTGCTGCTGTAGGAATCAGCGACCATGAAAGCCGGATCCCGTATTTATTATCGAACTGGTAGGCAAAGTCTTTAAACATTGTATCCAGGGTTTCCCGTGGGAGCCTCCGCAATGAGGAAACGACGCCGATATTTTTGCTCGTAAAGTATCCCATCATTGATTTTTCTAAGGCTGTTAATCGACCGTATTTTGCCATTTCCGCATAGGTAAGAACTCCCTCAACAGCATACTTTTCATAAACAAGCGCAAGCCTGGCGCGGGTTTGATTTAGTGCAATCCTGTACTGGCTCGCGATATATTTCTCCTGCGCTGTCATTTCCTGCGTTAATTTACGGTAGTTCATTAGGCGTTCCCTTATCCAAATCTACTTCTCCTCGGGCGATAAGGCGTTTGTCCAGTTCCTCCCGCTCTTTGTCCAGGCGAATAATTTCATCTGCTGGGCTTTCAATAAATGGCAACTGAGCAAGGAACGTTTCCTCTGATATTTTCCCATAAGTCTTAATTAGCATTTCAACTATTTCCGCTACATTTTGGGGAATGCTCCGGGTGAACTTAATTTGGATCTCGCGATAATCATATTCTTTCCCTTTGATTTTCAGGATCTTATTTATAAGCATCATTCTACGCTGCAGCGCGAGTTTAAATTGGCGCTCTTTTGTTGCTGCAGTCCATTCCATTCCGAGCAGTTTGTAGGAGAGAGCAATCCCGGAGAGGTTCCCGGCAAATGATTCATCGGTTAGATTTGGGGTTTTGCTAAATCTATGTAGATCTTCCTGGATCCTCTTTTTATAATTCTCGGTCGCGGTGTCCTGGATCTCTTTGATTACCCATTCGATTGAACCGGCTGCCTCTCCATTGGTCTGGAGTACCCGCTTTTCTTTCAGCTCTTTTATGTCCTTTCCGCCAAGATCCATGTTGTGTAGATGTAGGTAAGCATCAGTAAAATACTCAAAATCATTCGCGGTGTCGGATTGTGCCTTATCGTATTCATCAATCAATGTTTTGACTTTATCAAAATCTCCCTGGAGCTCTTCATTGTTTAGGAATTCAACGGCGGGAATGTCCCCGAATGGATTTATATTACGTTCAACAAAAATCAGGCTGGATAGTGCTGAATCCGAGAGGAAGAGCGTTACTAATGTTTTTTCGTAAAGCTCAATATAAACCTTATCTTCTCCGGAAGTGTAGAGCCGGATAGCGAGCCATGGTTCCGGGGTAATTTTGGTATTGTAAACAAGTATCATATTACCTGTTGGGATCCTGTGGAACCTCACCTCCGAATCCTCATCAAGATATAGCAGCTCATAGCCAACACCACAAATAGAGCAATCCTTTTCGATCTGGAAATTCTCATTCTGTTCGTCGTTGTTATCAAAAACGTCCTGCAATACTTTCATATATGCCTCATTTTTCGAGGTATAAGAAACCGGCTGCCCCATGAAATAACCAACATTTACATCGACGATATAAGCAGCATTTGCATTCACCAATTTATTATTCGGTTTGGTGCTGTCTGTCATTGTCCGATCAAGGATGTCCTGCAGCCCGTAATAATACTTCTCATTTTTGACGTGGGTTACTCTCCCCGCGAGCAGCTCTTTCAATACCGTCGTGGTTAATACCGTTCCTTCCTTTAGTGTAATCATAATATATTCTCCTATAGGCCGATCAGCCGTTTGTCGCCAACCCTTGCTTTCATCTTATTCAGCGGTTCAAGTGCATATCGTAAAGCGTCCATCCAATGATCGTTCTTTTTTTCTGGAACCGGCAATATCTCATTGGTAAGCACGTTTCGCTTAAACTTATAACTTTTCAATTCATCAATGGTATTCACACATCGAGGATGAACAATAACCTCTCTAAATCCTCGTATTTTTGTAATACCATCCTCAACCGATCCAGGTCCTTTCTTGGCCGATCTCATCCTTGGATAGCCATGATTATAACAGTAAGAAACCAGCTCCGGCCTTGCATTATCTGCTCGCGACTTCCACATTCTGAGCGTTGGAATTTTGGTAAAAAGCTCCGGCAAATCGTTGATTTCAATGCCGACTCCCCCGCATTCCATGTCGATGAATAAACACTGATCTTTTACATAACATCTGATACCTGCCGTTGGATCCGTTGCAAAGCCCCAATCTATCCCGTGGAAGAACTCAGCATCCTTTGGCGTTTCAAAATCGTCCTCCCGCCATTTCCCATGATATATACAGCTTTCAGAGAATGAGCGGGTTTTTCCCTCCCAAACCCACGTATATTTTTCATAATCTGTTTCCTTGCAATATTCCATTTCTGCCCGGAGAACATCCGGGAATTCCGGATTATCCTTGTAATTCTGGAACATAACCAACGCATCCGGCCGCGGGTTATTCACCAGCATATTGTATATTGGATCGTCCTCTTGATCGGTATTAAAATCAATCCAAATCTCGCTATGCTCCTGCCGGATGGTAGGAATCAGTTTGTCCCATGAATCCTGGGGAACCTTGTCGGCCTCCGCTACCCAACAATGATCGATCTTTTCCATAGATTTTATTGAATCTATGTTTCGTTTCAGTCCCTTGAATATGAATGTCCCACCCGTGGGTGAAACGATCTCATGCTCTTTTACCTTAAATCCTCGCAGCTCCAGTAAATCAATTTGGGAGTCTAGGACAAAATAAACAGATTCAGCAATCGAATTTTGGAACTCCCTGGTACAAAGTATTCGGAACTTTTCTTCCATTGATTTAAGCAATAGCAGCCTGGCATATTGCCAGGTTACTCCCTTCCCTCTGCCTCCGTAAACACATTTATAACGCCAATGCTCGGTTGCGAACGGTTTATATTGCTTTAGCAGCTTAACCACTCCCATGTATTATTCCCACTCGATAGTAATCTTGCTTGAACCTTTGCCCTCGGATCCTCCAGGGATTGAATGTTCATGCTTATCTTTCCAACCCATTTGTTTCAGGGAGAAGATCGACATTGATGCATTAAGGTTTCCTGAGAGTGCGCCGACCTCGAGCCTGAACTCTTTTTTTGCGAGCATCCTTTTAACAGCGTCCAAAAACTCAGGGCAATCGTCATGTTGGTAAAAGAATTGTCGATGATGTCCGAGGTTAAAAGCACACTCTGCGAGGATAGGAATTGCTGAACTGTCTGTGTATTCATTTATGAGTATTGCGACCTCTTTGAGATATTTTTTAGTGTATTTTTTAGGTCTGGCCATTTTTATATCCATAATTCTAAGATATTTATGCTCACTCGTAAACAACTTGTGAGCAATCTTTGTTATTATAATATAAAAGTATATTGCTGTTTTTTCAAGACTCCTTGTGTGAAATAAATAAATCATTACTATATATAGAGTTATGCAATTCGTAAATTAAATATCTTATTTTTATATAAATATATGCATTTAAAGCACTTAAAACAATATGTATGTTTTTCAGATGTCACAAAAAAAGAGGCTACTATTAGTAGCCCCCAATATATTATTTATTTATCTTATTCAAATAAATTACATTGATCCCATGGAGTAACGTTGAATTCATCGGATAACACCTCATTTCCATAAAGTTTAACAGATGGTGCAACTTGACGTAAATCATATTTAATGTAAAACGGTTTGTTTGCATTTCGTAGAATTTCAACAACTTTTTCCAAGAAACTTGTCCAATCTATAGTTTTGTCTATTCCTTGAAAATTATTTATTTTCCCTACTTTATATTCATCAACACAATGTAGTGTTTTTTCTATCAAGATTAACGATTGTTCTGGATCAATAACCGGCTCAAAGCTAGCCCAAGTTTTTATACCAGCATCATGCAATTTTTCGAGTGTTGCTATTCTTTCGTTTGGATCTGCTGCTCCAGGTTCCCATTCATTTGATAATTCCGGATCGAAAAAAGTTAAGGTTGCCCCTACTTTTATATGTTCACCAAATTTCTTGATTATGTCAAAATCTTGCAATATTCTCTTTCCGCCCTTTGACAATACAGCAACAGGTATATGATTATCTAGCATTAATTTTAACGCCCCTCTTGTAATCATACATTCATCGTTTTTCTTACAGTAAGGATCTCCCATAAAATTAAACAATACTTGATTTTTGCTATAGGAAAACTTTCGACAATCTTTTTCCAATTCATGAAGTATGTCGCGCCTTGGTAAAACATTCAAATATTGTTCTCTTTTAATCCTCCTGATTCCTGGTGCATAACAATACTTACACCCATGATCGCAACCGGTGTAAAAATTTGCTGCCAAAGGACTATATTCCCTTGCTTTACCTTTTGGTTCGTAAATAATGCTCATTTTGAGCCTCCTAAATAGTTGTTTCTCCCATACGGGATTTTATTAATAATATCATATAACTCATTACTAAACAATGAAATACCCATAATTTTTTTTTGTTGTTTTATCAACTATTGAATAATTTGTTATATTTTTTATACCATTTTTATAACCCCAATTCTAAAATATTTATCATCCGGGTAAATTTGAGGAATGGTTCAGCCACGCAACTACTTAATTGCAAGTTTATACTGTTCTCTTCCGGGAATGTATGAATTGCTAAATGACTCTCGGAAAGAAGAAATACACAACTATAGCCCTGTGGATGAAATTCACAATCGGTAAATCCCATAATACCAAATTTTGAGTTAATCAAGAGTTTCCGCATAATCGCTACTAACTTTTCATGATCCATATTAGGAATCCATATATTATAATCATACATCTGAGCTTTCAATTTCAGCCACCTCCACGCGGGGAAACTTTCCCTTAATATTCTTCTGGTTTCCATTATAAAATACTAAAACATTTTGATGTATTTTTACAACCTTTCGATGATCCATGAAACGTGAAGATCTCAACATAGCTGAACCAAGCGATTCCAATAGTATTATCTCGTTATACAACATCATGCCGTTTTTCTTAAATATCTGTTTAATATCATCCGGGAAACAATAATATTCTCCCGTTTTCGTGTTGCGAACATCACCAACAACAATAACAGCAAAGCTATCAGGTTTCAAGCATTTTATGCTATCGGTGAAAGCCTTATCCAATATCTCTAGGAATTCCGGATAGGTTTCCTGGTTGCTAGCATCCTCATCCAGGTCGCTATATTTCTCCAGGTTGTAGTAGGGTGGACAAGAGAAAAGCAAATCCTGGGATCCTGGCTCAAAATGCTGGAATACATTGATTGCATCATCACATATATATTTTGCTTTCATTCCTGTAGTTCTCGCATTGTTATAATCAACCTGTTCTTGTCTTAACTCAATCCCGGTAAAGGAATGACCTGTCGATGCTGCCACATATCCAAATACCGTGTCGCCTGCGAAGCAATCAAATATCTTTGAATTAGGGAGAGCAAACCAGTAGCATATTATCTCGGATAGTACCGGATCCAATATGCTTACATTTGCTACCCAATGAGTGATTCCAGATATGTTATATTTCGATGTGTCAATCTCTGCCGTGCACAGA